CGTGAGCTGTACAATGAGTTACGAGATAGTTCTTCCCACGGCAAGTTTAACAGCTTAGATACCCGAATTCGTGGTATTAATGGTAAGATTCAAGAGTTTAACTCTATTCTGGCTTATCATGCGCTGAAACAATTTAATAGAACTCGAAATCGACGTCGGCAGATCATGGAATTCTATCGGGATAGCTTTGATGCCCTCCCGGTTAGGATGTGGGAGACCCGAGAGGGGGTTCATACTGTATCCTACAAAGATTGTGTGTTGTTTACGGAAACTACAGAAGAAAGAGATAAGTTAGACATTTTTATTCAGGAACAGGGTATTGGAACTAAACGATATTTTGAGCCGGCCATCCCGGATATGGGCTCATTTAAGGGAATTGAACACAGCGCGGACAACGCTCGTAGGCTTGCCGCCACCTGTCTTGCTCTTCCCCTTTACCCCGCATTAACTGATAGTGAGGTGGAGTACATTGTTAATACAGTTCGAGCATTTTACGGATAACAATATTGTATATATAGTAGGGGCTGGGGGCCACGGCCGTGTTATACGAGACGTTCTGATCGAAACTACTGCTAGAACACGAGGAATCGACTGCTTTTTCGTAGATGATAATCCTGACAATTGGGATGACGTTCTTCCTGAGGAAATTCCCGAACGGTCTCAGGTGCTTGTGGGTATCGGGGATAATTATTCCCGAGAAAAGATGGTAAAGAGGTTGAAAAGTTCTGGAAAACCACTTATATTTAGTGCTGTTCGTCACCCCGCATCTTACGTTTCTCGCAACGTTGCGGTGGGGCTTGGGACAGTGGTTTTTGCCAAAGCAGCAGTCAATCCTGACGTCGTACTGGGAGATTTCTGCATCATAAACACAGGCGCTACGGTGGACCACGACTGTGAAATAGGAAACTATACGCACATTGCCCCGGGAGTGAATCTTTGCGGAGCTGTAAAGATTGGCGACCGTACCCTTATAGGGGTAGGTAGTTGTGTGTGTCCAGGGATTATAATAGGTACGGATACGATCATCGGCGCTGGTTCCGTGGTCGTTAACGACATTCCCTCTGGTGTGGTTGCCCACGGCAACCCGTGCAGAGTGATTAAGGAGATTGAATAATGAAGATTGCGTGGACTCTGCTATGTAGGGGAAGAAACGATGAGTTTATATACTCTGTACGTACTCACGCCCCGTTTGTGGATAAAAGTATAATTATTCTCCACGGCTCTGATCAAGAGAACAAGGAGAATCTGGAGTTTCTCATATCTGAGGGAACACAGTGGAATATTGATGTAGTTCGTACCAATATGCCGTACGACCCTAAGGCTTTGCGGGATCTGTACATGGAGAAGTTGGACGAATACATGGCAGAGGTAGGGGAACAAGTTTGGTTTTTGATTACAGATTCTGATGAGTATCTGGAGCTTCCCGGATTGTATTCTTTGCGCAAGATTGCCACAGAAGCTGAGAAACAGGACGTCAATATCGTAGGATTTAACTCTCACGACATTCAAACAGCTCCAGACGGAGAAGTTTATGAGAATAAGTCTGGGTATTGGAATCCCAACTTTAATAAACATTATCCTGGGATGCGATACACCCCCGGCACCCACATTGGGATAGCCCGTCCAGTACCAGCGAATATGGCCAACTCCCCCCTAAGATACTTTCATGTCAAAACCGTGGGTAGTGAGTGGATTAGAGGTTGTCGTAACTACTGGACCACCTCAGAAGTAGCCCAAAATACCACAAGTGCCCCTGCGTGGATTGAGTTTAAACAGCTGTGCCAAGAGTACAATCTTGAAACTTTTGACCAGATGGCTGAACTATTGTATGCAGGTACAGTACCTCCTAAGATTGTTCGTTGGTTCGTGATGAACCGTAACAGTGAGAATTCAGAAGCACGTTCGTGGTTCGTAGTCTATTATGTTTTCCTCCATCCAGAGCTAAACCTTGGTTGTGCAGGCAATAGGGACTTCGCATATAATAAGGATCGGCCCGCGAGTGCCGATCTAACTTGGTAGGAGTAAAGAATGAGTACTTTTGACTTTAGTCAGTTTAGTAACAGTACAGTCACCAATCCTGTGCCTGTTCAGAAATCTGAGACCGGGGGGAATGCAGCCCCCGATGTTTATGAATGGGATGATGATTCTATTACATATGTGGTGGTCACACAGGACAGATTGGGACATAATCAGAGGAATCTGCCCATCGTTCTGCCTTACGTAGACCGTGCTGTGATTGTGGATGGATTTAGTAAGGATGGTACCACCGAATATCTTCAGTCTTTGGGAGATAAAGTCACAGTTGTCCAACGTGAATGGGATGATAGCTTTGCCAACCAATACAATGCGTACCTCAAGAGTATTAAGGGCGGTTGGGTTTTGCTCTGTGATGACGATGAGGTCCCTTCTGAGGGTCTACTCAAGTCTTTGAGAGAAATTGTTCAGCAGTCTGAGAAAGGTACGAAGTTTGATACCGTAGAATTCCAGTGTAATGACATCACTTATGTTGAGGGTGATTGGGAGAATCGGGTAGACAGTGGTCCGAATAAGTACTATCGTCAGATGTTCTATAAGTGGAACCCTAACCTTACCTATAAGATACATCTCCACCAGGCACTCTGCGGTTTAAGGGGCCCGGTGGCTCGGGTGGATGCTCATTACTACCACATCAAAAGTACTACGGATGAACTGCGTAATGCTTGCCGTAACTATTTTATCTCAGGAGAGTGGCCCTCCACTCCTGTAGAGGAAGGCTTTAAGACTCCCGAGTGGCAGGAATTGATGAAGATTATATCAAAAAATCATCCAGAAACGGGAATATTTAGTAAGCTGAATGGCCTCCTTGTTTCAAAGGAAGTCTGTCCAGAATTTATTGACTGGGCATTCAAGTATAGAACGCATAATGAGGGGGTGGAGGGGGAAGCTTCTGGAGAATTACGGGCATTTGCTCGCTATCTGGATCTTCTAGGCTATGAGGAATAATGCGATATCTGATCACAGGGGGCGGAGGTTTTTTAGGGAGTGAGTTAGTAGCAGAATTGGGTAAGGGAAAGAAAAACGAAGTATATATTTTCGATAACTTTATGGCCGGCGCCCCTGAAAAACTTCCCAGAGATAAGATTAAAGAGACGATTGTAGGAAACATCAAGGATTTCTATTCTATCTCTAGAGCTGTGGAACGTGCCAAGCCCGATGTTATTGTTCATTTAGCTGCACATACTACTCGCCCAGAAACTTTAGGAGAGTTTCGTATGTGTGCAGAAGTTAACTACATAGGCACAGCGAATCTGTTAGAGACCTGTATGCGTGATAATTGTAAACCAAAGAAGATTGTGTTTGCATCTTCGGAAGCTGTGAGGAATCCCACATCTCATCATGGAATTTGTAAACGGGCATCAGAGAAACTTTTGGAATCGGTCTGTCCGGTAGTAAATATTCAACTGGGTATCCTCCGATTCTCTGAAATCTATGGGATAAGTGCTGTCCAAAGCTCTAATTCGTTGGTCAACTTTCTCGTAGATAGCATGGTAGTGGACAGGCCCATAGCTGTATTTGATGTGGCTAAACAAAAGGATTACGTCCATATTTCTGACGCAGTTAGGGCATGTAAGCTTGCTGTCAGGTCCAAACTATCTTTGTTTAACGTAGATATAGGGCCGGGTGCACCTATTACTACTAGGGATTTGGTTGAAAAAATACGCGGGCTGGTGGAGTTTGGGGGAGGATTGAAATACCTAGAACACCCAGCCGTAAGAGTATACGATTCTGTAGCAGACCCCGCCCCTGCCAAACAGATTTTGAAATTCGAATGCAAAGCAGACTTTGATACGGAACTGTTGAAACTGATTAAAAATAGAAAGAAGGAACTACGTGACTAACAAAGAATATGTATATGTAGACGACGACAGGCAAGCACAAGAAGCGGTTGATTTTCTGATGAAACATGATCGTCTGGGGTATGATACTGAGACCACAGGTTTGAAGTTGATCGGGAAGTTCTCTCGGTTGCTGTTGATGCAGTTGGGAACAGAGGAAGTAACCTACCTCTTTGACCCCAGAAAGATTGATGCCCAGGTGCTTAGAGAGCTCCTGGAATCGGAGAGTATTCTCAAGATTCTCCACAACGCTAAGTTTGATTACCAGTCTACCATTCTGGATACTGGTATTGTTCTCAAGAACATCTTCGATACTATGCTAGCATATCGTTCCTTAACCTCCGGGTTGATTGAGAACGGGCAAGGTGGGTTCGTACCCGCTGGATTCAGAGACAAAAGTAAGAGGCACTGGCCCTATAAGAGTCTAGACTTCCTCTCTAAGAAGTACCTAGGAATTGCCCTAGACAAGTCGATCCGCGAGACCTTTGCCAACCAGCAGTACAACAAGGAGTTTAGTACTGACCAGCTTCGATACGCGGCTGACGACATCGTTGTACTCCAGCCCCTGTGTGATATCCTGAGCCAGGCTTTGGTGGATGAGGATCTTATAGATACAGCGACATTAGAATTTGCATTTGTCCGACCTGCAGCTGAGATGGAACTAAATGGTGTGTTCATTAACAAGGTCAAATGGCGTAGGATTCTTTCTGATGCTAAGGGTTTAGCCGACGGTCTTGAGAAGGATATGTCAGAGATTCTGGCCCCTCTATCAGATCAAAACACTCTGTTCGGTACGAACACAGTGAATATTAAGAGCCCTGACCAGTTGATGGATGCCTTCCGTAAGTTGAAAATTGACCTCCAGAATACAGATGAGAAGGCGCTTAAGAAGGTGTCGCACCCGCTTGCTAAGATGATTCTGGAACACCGGGCATACACCAAGCTGCTTTCCACTTACGGAGAGGTAATTCTTAAGAAGATCAACCTAAACACCGACCGACTACACTTTACTCTTCATCAAATGGGTGCAGACACGGGGCGCTTAAGCTCTGAGAAGCCCAATATTCAGAATATTCCCCAGGATCGAGAAGATGCAGATATAAAGGTCTCGTTCCGCGAGTGCTTTGAGGCAGAAAAGGGGAACAAGATACTCACGGCCGACTATAGCCAGTGTGAGTTGAGAATCCTTGCGGAAGAGAGCCAGGATCCCAAGTTCTTGGAGATTTTCAGGACCAACCAGGATCTACACATCATTACTTCTCAGCAAGTATTTGACTATACGGATGCCGAGTTAGATATTTACCTCAAGCTGAAGAAGAAGGACCACCCCGATGTGAATCTATTAGATTTATTTTCTGCCGCCGAAGTTGCCGCCTATAAGAAAGTGGGTGATTTCCGGGACAAGACCAAGACTATCAACTTTGGTATTGTGTATGGGTTAAGTGCTTGGTCGTTGGCCGAACGATTTAAGATTCCTCAGGACGAAGCCGAGCGTATCTTGGACAACTATTTCCGTACCTACTCTGGTATTAAGCGTTGGTTGGGTAAGAACGCTTACGAAACAGTTGCTAATAGATATGCCACTACAATTCTGGGTCGAAAGAAGTATTTTGAGTTGGCTGACCCCGAAGATGAAGAAGCTTTCCGTCGTTCTAAGGGGGCTACCCGCAGAATGGGGAATAACCACGTTATTCAGGGAACCAATGCTGATATTACTAAGGAAGCTCTTGTCCAGCTTCAGGATGCCTATGATGATATTGAGGGTGCTCGCCTGTTGTTCCCTGTTCATGACGAAATAGTATCCGAGTGCCCTGCGAATATTGCGGATCACGTGGCCGAAGTTAAGGCCGAGATTATGAAAGAAGCATTTCATCGCTTCGTAAAGACTGTGCCAGTAGGCAAGGATGATAAGGTTTCTGTCACGATAGCTAATCACTGGTCTAAGTAGTTCTCCCCACTGGGAATAGGAGGTGCTGCTTTGAGGATCGTAAAAGAGACTCTGGAAGAGGCTTTTACGGATTTGATAAGTACATCTTTAGAAAACAATGAACTTGAGATCAGCCCATACGCGGAGACTTATGTGATTGAAGTAATGGTCAATCTCTCCTCTGGTGTTCATGACATGGTTTCCAGAAGTGTGTTCCTAAATGACTTACTACGCAAAGCCCTCGACTCTGACGGTCTAATCCGTAGAGAATATCTACGAGTTACCGGTGATGTGGCTTTGTTTGTTTCGGGTATATTTCCTGATAGTCTGGAGTCTAGAAAGACTTGGTTTTGTCTAGGGGATTACATCGACATTGGTCAGACTGCTTATAGTAATATTCGATCTGATGTCTTTGACGAGCTGTCTATAAAATTTCCCCAAGTAGTTGGTGTTCTGAATAGTGTAAGTGTTCAGATAGACATGACGTCTAAGGATTTATCAAGATACATTCGTCGAAGGAGAGCAATCGATGCCCGAGTTACCCACAGGTAGAAAGTTTTCGCTAGGAGATAAAGAATTCAACTTCTCTTTAGCAACAACAGGCCCGGAATTAATCCGAGGTCTTAGCGGAGTCGCTAGTTTAGATCCTTTTGATGGAATGGTTTTTGACTTCGGCTGTAAGTTCAGCCCTATTATGACCCCCAAGGGACTATTATTCCCAGTAGATGTAGCATTTGTTACCGATTATGGAGAAGTGGTGGAGATCTACAGGCTTGATCCTGGGTATGGGTTCACCCAAGCAACTACAAGAAAAGATATTCAGTACGCACTTGAGGTTCCAGTTGGATTTTTCGATCTTCACGGTGTGGGTATTGGAGATTTCTTATTTGATGCGCAGCCCGGACATAATTCGGACACAAACAGAATCGCGTAAAGCAATAGGAATAGGCAAGGAGATGGTTAGTGGCCAACTATACCCCTGAGACTTACTTTTCGAACCCAGCCCACGAGGCGATAGCGCGTTCCAGGTATTACCTCAAGGATGACACAGGTCTTTCGGTAGAGAAGAACATTTTTGAGACATTCAAGAGGGTGAATGACTACATCTACCAGTCTGATCCCATTCATAAAGAGCTGGCTCAAAGTTTGTGCGAAGACAAGAAGATCATGTACGGGGGTAGGCCTCTTGCTCAGGCCGGTACTGGTATCAAGAACATGTTCAACTGCTTTGTTCTGGGTATTGACGATAGCCGTGAGGATATCTCCGAAGCACAGCGTATTCACTTCCACGTTCAAGCACATGGAGGAGGAACAGGGATTAACTTCTCCTCTCTAAGGCCGAGCGGCTCCTGGTGTAAGGGGGCTAATGCCCGTTCCAGTGGTCCCGAGGGTTTTATTACCGCTATGGGGTATGCCTCCTCCAATATCCAACAGGGAGGTAATCGTAGCGGCGCGAACATGGGTATTCTTAACGATACCCACCCCGGGCTGCTGAAGTTTATTACCAAGAAGTCCAGATCCAACTGGGAGAATCTTCGTAAGTTTGCAGTAATCACCGACGAGAATAAGTTCAAGCAGTGGCAGTGGGTAAACCCCTATCCCTGGCAGACATTCAACGTTTCTGTAGCCCTGTCCGATGACTTCATGCGTCAGGTTAAGCGCGAAACAAAGAAGGTGTGGAAGCTCCACTGGAATGATGTGGAATGGTCTCTTTGGGACTTTGAACTGTTGATGCAGGATCACTTAGTTAATGGTGAGATCGTTGAAACTATAGTACCCATCAGTGTTTGTGCTCCGAATGAAGAGATTGCCTTGCATGAGGCTATGAATGAGGTGCCTTTTAGAAATATAGAACACCTCAAGCTAATCAATGGCCCCTACCACCTTACTGCGCACGATTGGTTCCGACGTATTTGTACTAATGCGTGGGAGGATGGATGCCCAGGTATTTTCTTCATTGATAGGGCTAGGGCTTTCCACAATGGCGAGTACTTCAACCCTCTTGATGCCACCAATCCATGTGCCGAGCAGGTTTTGCCTCCGTGGTCTGTGTGTTGTCTGTCCAGTCTCGTATTGCCTGAGTTCGTGACTGAGGATGGTGATATAGATTGGGAGGGACTAAAGGAAGCCGTAGCTGTCTTAGTGCGTAGTCTCAATTGGATCACCCTTCTCAACGAGACGGGAGTTGATCAGATTGATAGCAACGCTCAGGCTGAGCGTAGGATTGGTCTAGGCACCATTGGGATGCACGAGGCCTTGATCCGCATGTCCATTTACAGTGAGAGGGAGTATATCTATAGCCAGGATTCAGGTAGGGCTATGGCCAAGAAGATCCTGAAGTTCATCAAGCACTCTGCTTACGAAGCATCTATTGAGTTGGCCAAAGAGATTGGTCCGTTCCCTGCTTTCAAGTACGAGGAGTTCCTTCAGAGCAAGTTTATCCAGCAGCTCATCAAAGAGCGTCCAGACCTTGCGGAGGCAATGAAAGAGTATGGCATTGCAAACGTCACAATTCTTACGCAAGCACCTACAGGAACTACTGGAACTATTACGGGGTATTCTTCTGGGTGTGAGCCTTATTTCGCTATGGCTTACGTTAGAAACTCTAACGTGGGTACTATCACGGACGGTTGTCCTAGCTTTTTGGCTTGGCTCGAAGAACGGGGCATTGACTACAACGAGTACGGATATAACCTCAAAGAGCTGCGTCGCAGTAAGAGAGTACCAAAGTATTTCGAGGAAGCCCAGGATATAGGGTGGAAGGACCACCTTGCGATGCAGGCGATCTTTGCGGAGCAGGTTGACAGCTCGGTATCCAAGACCATTAATCTTCCGTCTGACGCGACTGTAGAGGACATCATGGGTGCATATATCGGGGCCTTTGATATGAACATCAAGTCCACAGCTGTCTACCGGGACGGGTCCAAGACTCAGGTCCTCGAAACCCTCAAGAATTATGCCAAAAACAAGGACGCCAGACCCCAGACTGTAGTGACTATGCAGGCACCTAAGCGTCCCGATGACCTGGATTGTGACATTCATGCAACGAGTGTTAAGGGAGAGAAGTGGAAGCTCCTGGTAGGGCTCCTACATGGAAGACCCTACGAGATCTTCTGTTTTCCAGAGGAACAGATTTCTATACCTACCAACAGAACAAAAGGATTACTACAACGTAACGGCCGCGGAAGATATAACTTGATTATTGGTGACGGCGACGACGCCTGGGCCATCAAGAACGTGGCGCACTTGTTATTCTCAGATGAGCACAGAATGATTACCCGGTTGCTATCAACCGGTCTGAGGCATGGAGCACCTTTAAATGCCCTCGTGTCCCAATTGACTAAGTGTGATGGGGACGTGACGACGTTTAGCAAGGCTATTGTGCGTGTACTGAAGAAGTATATCACAGATGAGGAGTATTTAGAAGTATCAAGATGTCGCTCCTGTGGATCCAAGAAACTTGTAATGGAACAAGGTTGTCTCCAATGCAAAGATTGCGGCTACTCAGGATGCGAATAATAATAAGGAAAGGTAATTATAAATGGCAACACGAAAAGAAGTTTATAATGCTATAAGTGGTGAACGGGAGTATCAAAATGAAAAATGGGGTGGTCTTAACGATGCTGTAAACTCTATTTCTGCTTATACACTTTGGATGGAGCACCAGTTAGATGAGTTACGCCAATTAGCCAGTACCCAAGATGAATTACCGGGTACTCCTACTGCAGAACAAATGCTTCATGTTGTACGAAAGGCTACTGCACTGGGGGTTGCTTGTATGGAGACCCACGGTGCGCCTTTGAGAGAAGGATTCTAAACAAAGGGGATAATTAACCAAATATTCGGGGAGTGAGGATGGTGACTGCTTATGGCAGGCCGACTTTCCCCCACCGTAAAGTGTGAGGTTTGTTTTACCCGATTTAAGTCCTTAGCAGGTCATTTAAGAAAGCATAAGCATACTGCTAAGACATATAGACAGGAATTTCCCGGCGCTCCTATTGTGTCTCCTCTAACGAGAAGACGCATTCAGGTCGCACGCTTGAGGTTTATCCTCAGGAAGAAAGGTAAGGTTAGCAAGCAGACCTCTAAGGGTCTCAAGATTTCCATTGCTAACCAGGGTCGGAAGCATACTCCGGACGCTATTGAGAAGATTAGACAAGCCCGTCTTGGTTCTCAGCTTTCCGAAGGACACAAGCTGGCTATCAGCGCTGGTTTGTTAGGTCATGACGTAAGTGATCTTACTCGACTTAAGCTTAGTCAGGTAGAGTTTACGGATGAGAGGCGCAAACACATTTCTGAGTCCCAGTCCGCTGAGAAAGGCAATGCTTGGAAGGGAGGCGTTTCTAGACACCTCTATTTTGGTAAGGGTAAACACCGACTGAAGAAGATTTTTGGCGACCCTCTAAAATGTTTCTATCCAGGCTGTGATAAGGTTGAAGGTGAGAATGTAAAGGCAGTAGACTGCCATCATCTTGACGGTGACCACCAAAACAATCCACTTGATGGTACTAATTGGCTTCCTCTGTGTAGGAGGCACCACATGTTGGCGGATGGTCGGTTAAAGAGTGCTACGGCGGAAGAGATACGTGAGGGTTGCAAGTTGGTTTCTAAAGCCCACGCTGAGCACATGAAAAACCACTATATTGGTGAGATTAAGACGTACCATAGCTAGAATTTTTCGCTGAATAGTTGACTTTTAGGGGAAAATACCATATAGTTTATACTGTGGGAGGAAGAGATGAGTAGGGAAGAAAGGTCCCCGATTTGCCCTGACTGTAAGAAACCAATGCGGTGGTTTAGTGCTATATCAAAGTATTGGTGCTTTAGCAGTAGCTGCAGTCCCCGCAGCCATGATTAAGGAGAGTGTATGACACCTATCGTATCTGTTCAGTCAATCCCTTGCCCCGAGCCCGAGTGTGTGGATGGGATTATTTTGGTTCACAATGCTTACAGCGCGGATCCTCTCAAGCCAGAGGAGCAAACCTGTGATACTTGTGGTGGTAGAGGTTTTTTGGTGCATGAATGCATCACTAACAATTAAAGGAATCAATCGATGAGCTACCCTTTGCCTGTAGTGATCGAGAAGGATGGCAGTAACGAGAAAGTATACGATCTTTACTCCCGACTACTCAAAGACAGAATTATTTTTGTAGGCACCCCAATCAATGACCAAGTGGCAAATGCCATCATAGCCCAGTTGCTGTTCCTGGAGAGTGACGACGCCGAGAAAGATGTCTTCATGTATATTAACTCCCCGGGTGGATCAGTTACTGCGGGTCTAGGCATTTACGACACCATGCACTACGTCAAACCTGATATTGTGACTGTATGTGTGGGTCAGGCTGTAAGTATGGGGTGCTTTTTGTTATCTGGGGGTACGGTCGGTAAGCGGTTCTCACTTCCTCATACCAGTATCATGATGCACATGGTACAAGGCGGGGCGGAAGGGTCTGCCCCCGATGTCTCTATCAGATATGACGAAATGATGCGAAAGAATGATCTTCTCATGACGATCTTGTCTAAGAATACTGGTAATTCTCTTGAAGAGATTAAATCCCATTTTGAACGGGATAAGTGGATGACTCCAATGGAAGCAAAGGACTTTGGTATTATCGATGAAATCCATGAGAAAAGTGTGAGGACAAAATCCGATGACTAATTTCAACGAGGCATTGCAAGCAAAGATTGAAGAGTATGAGGATAAGATCGACGTCTTTGAGACAAAGATTGAGCTTCTAAGGGAGCTTATGGAAGGCGAAGCCGATGATGAGGGGACGCCGCCTGCGAAAGCCCCTGGTAAGCGCAAGGCTGGCCGTCCCAAGGGCTCTAAGAAAAAGCGGAGCAAGAAGGGTGTGTCCGCCCATGCCCCTAAGGATGAACTTTATGAGGAAGCTATGAAGCAGCTCGCTAATAGCGAGGAAGGCGCAACTTCTAAGGAGCTTCAAGAGAAGCTGACGAAGAGATTCAACCCCACACCTCGCCCCGAGCGTTCACTAGGTGCTGGAATTATTGCTGGCACCAAAAAGGAAGTCTTGGAAGAACAAGGTAAGCGTAAGACACACGCCACCGTCAGTGTGGATGAATCAGATCTTGAGGACGATTAATGGCACAGTTTGAAGGCGGTAATAAGGTTCGTTGTATCGATTGTACTAAGCTTTCTGGCAGCCACTGCAATGCCAAGAACGCCAAGGTCAAGCCCAAGAAGAAGCGAACTTGTACCATGTATAACTTCAAGGGGGAGTACGAGAATCGTGTCCCCTGTGCGTCGATATACATGCCTCCCATAGACAAGAAGACTCGTAAGATGATCAAGCGCCTTCTTGAAATGGGAGTGGTTCCGGTAGCCGAGGATGGGTCGGTTCAGACAGAGGGTGGGTTTGCCCGCACCAAGTCTCTTCTCATGCCTGCATCTACCGCAACTGCAGCCTTAGTGGGCACAAAGGTAGAAGAGGATCCCATCGTCTATCAGACCTCAGATCATGAGATTGTTGATAGCCAAATAATTTGGACACGAAGTGATGATCAGAGCGAAGAAGATAATCGGGGTTGATGAGGTAGGTAGAGGCTGCCTAGCTGGACCTGTGGTCTGCGCAGCGGTCATTCTTCCTGCGGAGCATCGTCCCTGGATTGATCAGGTAAGAGATAGTAAGAAGCTGTCTGCTAAGAAGCGACAGCTATTATCTGAATACATCACCGAGGAGTGCATTTACGCTATTCGTGAAGGCCCTCCCCATCAGATAGATGAGATCAACATTCTCCAATCCACTTTGTGGACCATGAGAAAGTGTGTGGAGGCAGTGGTTGAGCAGGGAGGTCGTCCAGATCTCGTCCTAGTTGACGGTAATAGTGAGATCCCTAAGCTGAATTTACCTCAGCAGACTCTCAAGGGAGGCGATGACATCAACAAAGCAATAGGAGCAGCCTCCATTATTGCTAAGGTATATCGAGATAACTACATGGTCGAGATGGACTATATCTATCCTGAGTATGGTTTTGCGAAGCATAAGGGGTACGGAACCGAACAACATCGCGAAGCCATTATGGTTCATGGTCCTTGTTGTATGCACAGGCTGACTTTTAAGGGAGTATACGAGTATGCCTGATGATATAAAGCTGATATCAATAAAGGAATTTCGTAAGTTGGGCTTTATTCAAGAAATCAATAGAAGGTTGTTGCATCCTTGCGGATTGGCTTTGGAAGTTGTTATTGATCTGGAGACTGGGAAGGAGATGCTCGGCGGCGTATGGGATTATAGAGACGACCCTGAGGGTATGTATTATAAGAATGAAGAGTTGTCTCGTGCTAAAGCCCAGTCCGTGACAGATCTTTTCTACTCCAAGTTGAACCACCGTCGGGAAGAATTTGGTCATATCATTCAACCTGTTCCTGAGAAAAAATTAGAAGAATAGGAGCTTACAACAATGTTCGAAGAGTGTCGTTTGGAGGGTGAATTTACCCTCTCTTCCGGACGTCAGTCTGGTGTGTTTTATGACTTCGATCTGCTGCAGCCTCGTGAGGCTGCAGACTATGTAGAAAGGTTGATCAGAGAGGTGCCAGAGGAGCTATGGGAGGAGATAGATTTCGTCGCCTCTCCTGCGTTGGGTGGAATTGTTCCTGGATTTCTAACAGCGTTTGCTAAACAGAAACCGTTCGTGATCATTGATAAGAAAGGAAAGATACGTGGCCCTCAATTTAATACCGGGAGATACCTTATCGTCGACGATGTCATTACTTCTTTTCAGGCTGCGAATCTTGTTCGAGATAGTTTGTCAAGAAGTTCGGAAGGATTGGAAGCTGTGGGTGTGTGTGCTTATATTTTTAGAGGTGCTTACGCTGATCTAGAGAAGCAGGATTATCCTGCTTTCTTCTTGGCGAGAAAAGAACAGGAAGTATAATGCCTGAGCTTCCCGAAGTTGAAACAATTGTTCGAGATCTGAGATCCCAAATTATGGGAAGGGTTATTACTGGCTTAGTGTTACGTGAAAAAGCTATCAATCATCTCTTGAGGACGGATCCAGAGCGATTCTATCAGGGAATAATGAATCAGAGCATCATAACAATTTTGCGAAAAGGCAAGTATATCATAATGCCGTTGTCTAATGACAATGTACTTGTTATCCACCTCGGTATGACAGGTAAGTTGTGGGTTTACGAAACCCCAGATGTAGCTTTTGTGGATCAGTTTACAGGTGATAAATATGTGGATAAACATACCCATGTGCTTATGGAATTGATTGATCCTTCCGATGAAGAAGAGGATCTTGAGTTACATTTCAATGACGTCCGTCTCTTTGGGAACGTATGGTTGGTAGAAGACGTTCAGGACATAGAGAGACTAGATGTTCCCGGCCTTAGAGGGCTGGGACCTGATGCCCTAGGAATAACTGTGAAGGATTTTTCCAAGATCATGAGGGGTAAAAGGGCCGTGAAAGCGGTTTTGTTGGATCAAACTAAAATAGCAGGAGTAGGAAACATCTATGCGGATGAAGCATGTTTTTGTGCTGGTATCCACCCTGCTACCAGGGGAATGTCCCTAAAGGAAGAGCAGATCGACAAGCTCCGATTTGCAGTAAAGACAGTGTTGAAGCAGGGGATCAAGTATCGAGGATCCTCTACGTCTGACTACACGACCACGGACGGTAGTGAAGGTTCTTACCAGCATTACCACCGGGTGTACCAGAAGACCGGCCAGAAATGTGTCGAGTGCAATACTCTAATTAAACGAATCAAACTTGCAGGAAGATCCACGCACTTCTGCCCATCCTGTCAAGGAGAGGGAGTATAACTTTGGTAGACTACAAAAACGCATTCTCTGCGGAAGAGAAGATTTATGATCTTATCAAGCGCAGCAAGAGGCTTTCAAAGTACAAGTTAGAACTTCATCGCGGCGATCAATACGGTATTGATGTGGAAGCCACTGCACTTGGGTACGAGGAGTTCGCAATCGAGATTGAGAGTACACAAGGTAGTAAATGGCCTACTGAGGCTCCATATCCGGTTACTTGGAAGAAGTTCAGTGTACCTGTACGAAAGAAGAAGTTCTATGATAGGCACCCTATGTCGTTGTTTGTCAAAGTAAATCGGGAGCTTACGAGAGCAGTTGTTATCCCAATGGTTTACGTGGTTGCTTCGGATATTGATGCTTACAAGAATCAGACAGATAATCACTTTACTTGCAACGATTTCTATGTTATATTTGATCCAGAACATCCGGCGTTGTGTTTCTGTAAGATCGAAAAGTTAGCCACTGTGATAGATGAACATTTTCAACACATGGTTAAGCTGAAAAAGGCTAACGCCAAGTATACAGACATGAGACCGAAGTTTGGTCCCAAACCAAAGGAGAATAAGTAATGCCTCGTTTTAATATTCGTCGACGAACTGCCCCGGCTGTGGCCCGGGGCGTCTTCACCATCCGTAAAGGAGTTGGTTTCCTTCAGGCTGGTGATTTTGACAGCGCTTTACGGGAGTTCCGTAATGTTTCAGCATCCCGCCACCCCAGCACATTGCGGCTGGTTAAGAGTGTAGCCAGTGGCTATGCTTTCCATACAGAGAGACTTCGTAGAGAGTCCAAGAAGGCTCAGATGGGCAATGCGCGTCTGATGAATCTGTTCCCCGGGAATACCGGTGATGCATGGTCTGATGTTGATATCGCCATGGTCCTAGTTGCTCCGAGCAACCGTTTCACCAACCATTTTCTGTCCCGTTTCCTTGGAAGGACTGAGGAAGCAATCCGATTTCAACGACGCTATGCCTCCGAGCGTCTTCTCACAAGCTGGACTTCTGAGAAGGGTACCCGCTATACTCGGTTCACGCAGAACCAGAGAGTAGCTCGCAGACTCGGATTGCTATAAAAGACTCGCCTCTTCGGGAGGCAGTCACAAGGAGCTTTGCTATGGGTAATTTATCCGTTTCTTTTTATGGGGATAATCCTGATAAGGATAGCCCGTTTCGTATGGTAAGTACTAGTATAGCTAACATCGAATGCGACGATGTGCTTGAGGGATTGGCGATCCTCCATGAGCGCTTGAACGCTGTAGCTATGCCCAGGATTCACCAGGAAGCTGTAAAGAGCACGGCAGGTGCCGCTACTGATGAGATACTTGAGGGTCTTCGGTCCGAAGATAAGTTTGTTACCATTTCTTGTTAAGGAGTTTAATATGTACAAGGTATTAATCGTCGCAGACACAGACCTGGACGGTACAGGTTCTGCAGTAATCATCACCAAGTTCTATGAGATGTTCTATGGGAGCAAGATCCCTTTTAAGAAGGGTACCAAGATAGATGCAGTGTTCCCGTCTCGAAAGGCTCTGGACGATTACTTCTCTGACTCCGAGTGGTGCGAGAAGATTAAAGCCCAGTATGATCACATATATCTGTGCGATACTGCTCCTAATAATTTGGAAGGATGTAAGAACATCGGTACTATCTTGGCTCCCAAGATGACCATCTTTGATCACCACTCAACCAATTTAGATAGATTGCAGCCTTACATCAATAATTTCACAGACGCGTCTGGTTGGGGTGGTTTTAATATCATCGAGGGCGAGAGATGTAGTGCCAGGATTACCTTCGATGTGTTACGCGAGTGTAGTAGGGGTTCTGACAAGTTCAATGTGTTCAAGAAGTTTGCTGAGCTGGTCAACGACCATGATTTGTGGCATAGGATGCTTCCGCGCTCCACAGAATTGGCTGACTATGTAGCCACCGTGGGTGCAGAGACTGCTTATCATACGTTCCTTAGAATAGCTGACGAGCCCGACATGAATGTGGAAGATATGGAAGAAGTCATTGGTTCTGTCGACAAAGCGAAGCAAAGTAGCTTGGCACTAGCCCAGGCCACTTTGGTCAAGCATAAGGGGTACAAGTCCCCGTTCTACACCTGCCTGGTTGACGACTGGGCATCGTGGGTGGGGTCGGAGGTAGTGGCCAAGACAGGCTTGGTGGCAATGTTTGACATCAAGCGGGGGTCTCTAAGCTTCCGAGTCGGTGCCAAGTACAGGGGTACATCTTGGCACAAAGCGAAGGGCACAAAGCCCAACGCACTAGATTTCGCTGAGCCGCTAGGGGGTGGGGGTCACCCCCAAGCCGCCGGCGTTGGTACCGGTGAAGCATCACCAATTTTCAAACAGCTCTCTGAAAAGCTCGGAGAGCTATTACTGGAGACTTACAATGAGTGACGTAGAAGTACAGCCGAACGGCGTGTCTGTAGAGGAAACCTTAGCGGTCGTAAGCCATGTGCTAAGCGATTCTGAGTTTGCAGCAGAAGTACGCAATCAGAATGGTTGGGTAGATATGAGTGACGAAAATACTGCTGTCCTATTTTTGGCCAGCCGCTATCAGTGGTCGGTAACACTGCTGTCCTTACAGACTGCTACCTTGAAGCGAGAAATAGCAGGCCTAGCAGGACAGGTTGAGGCTCTCGAACGGGCTCGAGCTGGTGAATAAGTTAATAGTTGGGGATTGTTATGAAGTTCTACCGACAATAGAGGACGAGTCTATAGATTTGATCCTTACCTCCCCTCCTTATGCGGAGGCTAGGTCGAAGGCGTACCAGAGCATAGTCCGAATCAAGGAACTGGGTACACATTTTGAGCGTGTCCTTAAGCCTGGTGGGGTGTTGTGCTGGAACATCGGAGATCCTGTTGAGGGAGGACTCAAAACTACAGTGTCTTATCAATGTGTAGTTCGGTGGACTCAAGACATCCCTGAGCCCTTGTATCTTCATGACCATTATGCATTATTGAAAGACCCTATGCCTGGTAAGTCCTCTCAGAGGTCCCGGCCAGGCTGGGAGCACATGTATATTTACAAAAAAGGTAAGGGTGGGATTACGTTCAACAATAAACACATGCGTGTAAGGTATACAAACGCCGCCAAAAAAGCAGTAACTTCTAGGATAAGGCAGCAGGACGGGTCTCTTGTAAAGTTTACACGTAACCAGTCTAGTGATCTGTGGGGTAAGGATCCGGGTAATTATTTGTACTATCCTTTGGGGAGCGGTCATACGACTACAGACAAATATGCATATGAGCATCCTGCGTTGATGGCGGAAGCTATTGCTGAGGATTTCATTCTCGCCTTTACGGAGCAAGGAATGGTGGTGCTAGATCCTTTTAATGGGGCGGGTACCACGACCAAAATGGCGTATAAACATAAGCGACAGTACGTAGGAATTGAGCTTGAGCAAGCATTTACTGACATAGCTCAAAGAAGAATCAATGAGACTCAGCAGATTGAATTTGAACCTAAGGCTATCTATACAGAGAGAGACATGGAAGGCGACGTTGCTGAGTTCAATGAAATACCTTACACTAATTAGGAATATTAATGCCTGAACTTAATGCCAATGTCCCGGTATTCGATTGTTTCATTCGTAAGGAGTATTTATACGACTTACAGAAGCATCATGGAGAATACATCCATGGGACAGTGTTTGGACTTTCAAGTGTTTATGGGAGAGCTTTAGGGTTTCATGTTCTTACGGAACATGGGGCTCAGATAGCACGTTTACCAGTAAGTGCTTTAGTTTTTACGCAACATGAGCCCCACCTCCCCCTTCATTATCTTCAGTTGTGGGATTGTTTTGCTTACGACGTTTCAGTCACAGATTTTGATTGGCTGCACGAAATGAGAGTTCAGGTAGCTGTAAGAGACCATCAAGTCTTTGATGGGTCTTACATGTTTACTGTTGATTGGTACGGAAACAATGATTCCGAAGAGCCTGGAGAGGACGGTCATAAGAATGCCCACATCATACAGCTAGACTGCGGTTGTATCGCGGCCCAGCCCAACAACCGAATCATATGGCATGAACCCTCAGTAATTACTTCTCCTAGCAATTTACGAAAGGGAGAACGCCCCGACTATCTTATCAATACCCATAAGTGGAAGTGTGAAATAGATTCCAAGTGGACTACTGACGATTCTTATCGATATTTCTATGAGGATAAGTTACACGGGGAGGGCCAGAAACTAACACCGGAGAAGCGGAGAGAGCTTGCCCGCCTTCGAGCCTTACGAGACGCAGGGTGGCCTGAGGAGAAACAGAAAATCAATGTCAGAAGACACAACGACGGACGAGATATCTTTCAAACAGGGGTATCGTCAAGAAGCCCTGAAGGTAGCGATCAAGATGGTTAGGCAAAGTGGTAGGAGTGCTGAGCTAATTATTTGTAGGGACATACCCGGTGCACATACAGGCGGAGAAGAATGTTTCTGCGACCCAAAAGTGATACAGATTCACCCAGAGGATTTATAAATGAACAAACTTGAGATATTGAAGCGAGCCAAGAAACAACAGAAGTGGGGATTATCAGTCCGCGACTTTAACTATTGGGATTTGGAGGACATGGTACATGAAGGTATTTTAGACAAGTCTTTTCCAAAGAGGGGTAGGGGTGCAGGCTGGCCTTGCTACAAGATTTCCCGGAGAGGTCGTAAATCTTTACGGAAACGGCTTGCTAAATAGGGGATGATTACGTATAATTGTAGTAGAGGATAAGATAGATGGCGATACAAAATATGCTTTATGGTGAAGTGGGCGTAGATCTTGATAAGAATAAAGAGTGTGATTACTGTTACAAGTATTTACCTAACGACCAATTCGATAGGGACCGCACTAAAAAGGATGGACTAGACCATAGATGTAAGGGCTGCAAAACTGTTGAGGCGATAGTACGTAACTACCCCGGTCTGACCGTAGATAGGTATGCTCAAATGATGTGGGAACAAGAAGGTAGTTGTGCTATTTGTGCAACAATTCCTGAGAAGAAGTTAGTAATCGACCATAACCATAAGACCGATAAGGTTCGAGGACTATTGTGTAGCAATTGTAACTCAGGATTAGGGATGTTTAAGGATAGTCCCCGAAGATTACGGACTGCAATAGCATATTTGAGGAAAGCGTCGGAGAAGAAAGCATGATACGTAAAGAAACAGTGTCTAACAAACAGTTACTACAAGACGTTCTCAACCAGGCATGTAGTTGTGACATGATGATCGGTTGGACATGTCTCTTTTGTCAGAAGACCCTACCTAAGCTACGCAAGGCTTTGAAGGTTGGGTATCGTAAGACTAAGAGTCCTTACGAACCAAGAAAGATAGGGAATTATAAGCCTAAAAGTCCTTACGAACCAAGAGGGCTAAGGGAGTTAAGAGATTAATAACATGTCTGATTACGGATCACGAGTATGTAACTATGCAAGCTGCATCGACAATGTGTGGGGCTTCGATTACTACTGCCCCACCCACGTCAAACAGACTGGGTGGTCTCAAGAGTGCTATACCATTGCATGTAAAGAAAAGGCAGAGATTGGTAAGGTTTATTGTCAGAAACATCCAGACAAATGAAAGGGTTTAGCCATGCCTGAGAAAGACGTAGAAATTACTGCTGGGGGTATACGAAGACGAACCACTCGTGGTAAGAATAGAGTGGCCGAGCAGAAACGAGCGAAGGGTCGTGCTGATAGAAAGAAATGGGATGCTGAAGCAGTGGCTTCGAAGAAGCTTGGGCGTGGAGAGAAGTATAAGGAATGTCGTCAGGAGATAAGAGAAGCGGCAGACAAGGGAGAAGAATATATTAGATTTACGTTTTCGGATTGGCGGGGTTCGGGAGGAGGTACCATTCGAGGAATTAGTGAAGCCCTTGTGGCTAAGCTTAAGAAGGCAGGGTTTAAGGCCACAGTGATCTGGCCCGAGACAGAGAGAGTGGGAATCATGACTACGATCATTAGAGGTGGAGTAGAAGTATCTTGGGGACCAGGAGAAGGACATAATAAACCTAGAACAGATATCTATGGTAGGAGCTGGTAAATATGGACGCAAGACAAGCCAGAAGAGCTTCAAAAACAACGCGTGATGACGACGTCGCCAAGAAACGTGAAGAGAAAAGGAAAGCAGAGCTTCATATTAAGAAGCAAGGTAAAGCTGGGCGAGTAGAAGCCCGCAAGAGATTTATGCCCGAGATAAGAAAGGCGATAGGAAAAGCAACTGCTAGGGGCGTAAATCATTCTACTGTCAGAATTACTGGTGGTATGTTTGGGGCTCCCGATAGTGATGCTTTTTACGCTTATTATTCCGCAGCATGTAAACGTCTCAAGGTGATTTTAGAAGAAGAAGGATATAAGGTAGAGACCCGCGTATGGACTCAGACCCATGATGGTGGAGGCGGAAGTGATCCTCTATTTTACGGGACAAAAACAGGTCTTAATGCGGATCTAAAGTTAAGGTGGTAAGAATGCGTAAATTTTTAAACAAAATTCTACACCCCAAAAGTATATTATGTCCTGCTTGTGGGGGATATAAATGGAAATGCAAGCCTGCATTAGGGGGATCCAATTATCTTAAATGCAGTACTTGTAGCAAGGTATATTATCAAGTTGGTTCCTCGCCCAGAGCATTAGTGGCAGATGATGGGATTGACTGGGAAACGGCAGGTAAATAGAACAGTTAGATTATATTCTAACACATACGAAAGTATGTAAAGGGGGAGAACATGTGGGATAGTAAAGAAGATCGAAGAGAGAGAGCATTGAGCACAATGAGATCTAACATTGATCGTGATACCGTAGGTAGAAGGCTGACTCCGGAAGCCAAAGAGCGCGCAGCAGAGTTTGCTGTAGACGTGTGGAAAGGTAACATGGGTAATGGGGAAGCAAGTAAGATTGGCATTAAGCATGTCACTCGTGATGTGTTCGAGGACTAGGTAGAATGCAGAAACTTGTCCTGAGCATAGCAGTGGCGATGTTTTTTGGATGCTCAAGCGGGCCGCAGGGCTACTACGAGCGGGGCCTCTACATTCCCACTCACGTCATAGCTTGCGTAGACTTCTGTAAGGACCACGGTAAGGTCTTCACCTTGACGCACCCCGGGGAAAGAAAGCGAAGATCTATGTGAATGCAAGTGTGGGGACGGTAGCACAAGACAGATTAAGAAAGATGAGTATTAGATGGCTGTAACCCGGCTCTATATAGAGTCAGGGCGGACCGGGGTTCGATCCCCCGCATCTCCAGCAAGCAGTTCATTGGATAAACTGGGGATGAATTGGATTCGACGTGTTGATGAAGTATAGGGACGCAGCCCATGGATGAGCAGGCCATGTTAAATAGGCTCACATATATAATTGGCAACTCTCTCGTAGAGTACGCAACTCGCCTACACGCTAAGGAACTCGTTTCCAAGGACGTGGAACAGGTTGCAATCGCTGCCTAAGCACTAATACTGCAATAGGAAAGCGCGGACTGACCCACCGGGCAACAGAACGGGTTGCAAGGAGAATTAAAATGATGGATATAATCTTCAGAGGAATAAATACTGAAGGTCAGAGGGTTGACGATAAGAAATTTGTAGAGTATTTGGCTAAACAAATGGAGAAGCATGATATTCTATGTCCTTGGTGTTACTTAACGTATCATACGATGCAGCCCTTGAGTACTGTTGGGGATTATCCAGACGAACTGTTCTGCCCAAGCTGCGAGTTAGAAGTAAATCTTGCACTGCGATGGATGGGAAGAAGCCATAAATTGGGGCGAATATGATATTAATGAGAGTATTACTGGTGGCTTTGTTCCTTCTGCTGCCCCTTGAGGTAGTTGCAGGTGATTTCCGTGGGGCGCATTCCCCACGCTCTTACAATAATCGAATCAATGTCTATCACTATGATGGAAGTAGAGGCACATATTCTCTTAGGGGCTCTTCTAATATTCGCAGAAATTTTGGTCCTATTTTACCTAGTGGGAATATTCTTGGGCCCTTTAAGAACCCCGACTCTGATGCACGTAAGCCGGAGAATCTAACAGCTTGTATCTATGATGTCTCCGGTATTTTGGTGTATGAACGAGAAGGAAAGGTTTGTTCTTACAAGTACGTAGATAAAAATCAAATGCGGGTTGAGCGGAGGAGACAAGAGTGGCTTAAATCGCAGACCCGCTAGGAGGTCGCCATGGCATTCAAGTGTGAGCACTGTCAATTTGACCTTTCAATGCGTATGGATTTATTAGCAATGGCGATAAAAGCAGACTACCCGGACGAGGATATACCAAAGGAATTGTCTGTGGATGGTACTTGTGATTCCTGTGGAGATCCTTTTAGCTATAGCGGTGAGTTCTTCTCTCATTACATGAAGACTAAGGTTGAAGAGGGTGTGATCGGTCCTGAAACGGGTAAGTATGCGATTGTTGCATTCGATGTTTCGGATAAAGAACACGAAGAATTCAAGAGATTAACGGAGCTAGGAGATAAGAAAAAGTTAGATGCTTTTGTACGTATGCTTATGCTCCGACCAGATAGTGATTTTGAAGACTAATTGTGGGAACCGCCCGGGTTTAGTCAACTCGGGATGGGGAATGATGATCCCGTCGCAGGATCTAAAAGAGCGACTGGTCGGGGGTTGCTCTGAGCACCCCGGATCCTGGACATGATCCAAACTGTCTTGGTGGAGTGCGCCGGCACTTGCCGTCGCCCCCGCTACCCAGGGGTCTCCCCTGGGTAGCACAGGAGGTACAACATGTACGTAGATTTGCGTTGTAATGAATGTGGAGATCACTCTCGCGTATCTTTTGCTCTGCTTTATGAAGTGTGGCTAGAGGGCTACAATACTATGGATGATGAGCACAAAATACGAGCGAGGGCCGTAACGGATATTAAATGTCACTGCGGCCATAACGAGAGGTATGATGGTCCGATGTTTCAGTACATCTTCCAGCTTATTTTCGATGAGTTTATCAAGGAGGAAGAAGTATAAAAGGATGCTGTTAGGGATCTGAATCATGAGGAGGCGGAAACCTTACATGGTAAGAAATACTAATAGAAAGAATTCTAACAAACGCAATGACGAGAAGGCATTACGAGAGAAAACTTTTCGACAGTTACAGAAGGTAGAACCCCGTAATGACAATCAAAAGAAGTACTTAGAATCAATCGAGAAAAACACAGTAACCATAGGTTTGGGCCCTGCTGGTAGTGGTAAGACCTACTTAGCTGTGTATGAGGCACTGCTCCATCACTTCGCAAAAGAGAAAAAGAGAATGATCATCACCCGCCCTGCTATTGAAGCGGGGGAGAAGTTAGGTTTTCTTCCGGGTGACATGTCGGATAAACTAGATCCGTACATGAGGCCTATTTACGATGCACTCTATGACTTGATTGGTATCCAACAGACCAATGAGAAGATGGAGAGACAGTACATTGAAGTAGCGCCACTAGCATATATGAGAGGTCGTACATTTAATAACTGTTTTATCATACTCGATGAAGCACAGAACGCCACCATCGAGCAATTGAAGATGGTATTGACTCGTGTTGGAGAGGGATGTAAGATAGTAATTGATGGCGACCCGGGGCAGTCAGATCTGCCCACTTATAGAAGAGAGTCTGGACTATGCACGCTGCGGGAGGTCTTAAAGGACACCCCTGACGTAGGCATTGTGGAGTTTGATCGAAACGACATTGTCAGAAGTCAATTAGTGATCGATATAGTCAAAGCATTTGAGGAGTACGAACAAAATGAGTGAAGTTAATTTTGCGCCTATTTTAACCTTAGAAGAGTTCGCCCCGATTAGAAATAACCTAGAGGGTAGTCTTATTCTAACATCTGGTGGGTACGACCCGATCCACCCCGGCCACATCTCCTGTATAGTTGACTCGAAGACCCATGGAGATTATTTGGTAGTTGTGGTCAATGGAGATTGGTTCTTAGACTACAAGAAGGGTAAGCATTTCATGGACCTCAAGACTCGGAGCGAGATTGTCTCCGCTATTCGAGGTGTAGATTTCGTGATACCTTTCGAGATCGAAGACGATTTGACTGTAAATGAGGCCTTGAAGGTTATACATCCTGATGTATTCACCAAAGGTGGGGATAGAATGGATGTAGATACCATTCCAGAGTGGGAAGTTTGCAACGATTACGGTATTAGAATAGTAACTGGAGTTGGCGATTCCAAGACTCACAGTAGTACTAATATATTGGAAGATTGGTATGAGCATCGGCTTCGGTTGTTCATGTAGCCTTGCTTTATAGTCCCCTATCTCTTATAATTGTACTGTCAGGAGGAAGAAATGGTTGACAAGTTGGAGAATATTCCGGATGAATTACAGCCTAAGAGCCCCTTAGAAACTTTGAGGATTGAGAACTTCGAGGGAATTGGTGAAATTACTATTGGTGTAGGAAGTGACAAACACATCCTAACTACTGCTATAGTTTTACTCAACCACCCCGAGATTAACAAGTTTCTATTGCTTCAAAAGCTAAGGTTGTCTGATCGAATTACCAAGACTAAGATTTTCCCCCGGGAAGGAATGGTTCTACCCGATGGAGAAGTATATACAGAACCCACTACGGAAAAAAATAAGGAGGGATAATGCCCCTTACAGAACTAGCTCAGAATGTTATTGAAAGACCGCTTCCCCAGGATAAGATCAAGAAACGCCCCGGAAAAGCCGGCATGACCTTTGATTATGTGAGTCCCGATTTTGTCATCAGTCTCCTAAACGAGGCGTTTGAATATCGGTGGAGTACATCTGTCTTTCACCAGACCATGTACGGTGATACAGCTGTCGTAGGTCTTAATCTCACAGTGTGGGATGCTGAGAACAACGCCGTTAACAAGGCACAGTTCGGATCCTGCGATGTGGGTAAAGGAATGGGCCCGGGAGAAGCATTCAAGGGAGCAGCTAGTGATGCTATGAAGAAGGCTGCTACTCTCTTGGGCGTCGCCCTTGAGCTTTACGCCTCTGATGAGGCTCCGAAGCAGCAGTTCCAGAAGCCTGTGGTACCTCCGCGTGCGCCAGCACCGCCTGTTCCGGGTAACACCCCCGGCAAGCCCGCCTTGCCGAAGCCTGTTGCTGCGCCTGCTGCGCCGACAGCGCCTGCACCCCCTGCGGCCCCGGTTGCAAATACCGTGGCCCCACCCACACCGCGGAGAACCAACCCGTTTGGGAATGGAGGACAGACTGCCGCGGTACCAAAGCCCTCCGCACCTCCGGCTGCTCCTAAAACAGTAGAGGTTCAGAGAGCAAACCCGTTTGCTAGTAGAGTTGAAGGTGCGGGACCTAATCCTACCCAGTTGAACGCGCTTACTAATCTCTCTCAGAGAAAGGGATTATCTCAATCGGACATGATTGCTCTAGCAGTAATTGAGGATGAAACTGGAAGCCCCAAGCAGACGTTTGAAGAGCTTAGCCATGCAGAGGCGATCCAAGTAATCAAAGCCTCTCAACTCTAGGAGAAGACCTTTGGCTGACCGATACATTACTCACAATGTGCTGCTAGAGACAGCGGATTTCAACATCCTAGTCATTGAATTTCCTGAAGAGGATGTGAATGACAAGCTGGCTACTTTGGCATCAGAGAAGGGTCTTATCTACAAGCATTTGTACGAAGACTTTGTACTGAGTAGTTGCATGGCTAACTCTGGGCCGTTCTTCTTTCACATTAGAAAACGTCCCGAGCTTCTAATGCGGTTTGCCGATATTCGTAGGGAGGCTTTGAATCTGGTGTTTAAGCTCAGTCCAGGTTTTAGACCCGAGAATATTTTCATCAATGAGAACAATATTCTAAAGACTAAGGCCAGTCTGAAGGATAAAGAGGCAGCCAGGCCGTTGATTGAAAACAATCTATGGGACCATGATCCTCCTCTGTCTAACTTTGGGCCTGGAATGATAATTAGTGCTCCTGAAATCCTAGATGAGGATGATCGTCTTCCCAGGGATGAAGATGATCCGGAGGATACTAACTTTTCTGGTTCTGAACTTCCGTCGGACAATCCTTTTTCGGATAACACCGGAGGAAATGGAATGGGAGGCGACGTGCCCTATGACTTAGTAGGACATAAGTGGAATACCCCTGGTGTCCACATAAATATCCGTCAATACGAGGAAAGTGAGGATGCCCTGGTGAATTTACTAGGGGGTACCCCGTTCGAATCCGCACGTGGGTATAATCTCCTAGTTGTAGAGCTTTGTGTAGAAGACTTTTCTGATGTGTTCCATCTGTTGGATAAGATGGGGGTCTCAAAGAAACATAAGCCTGAAGATATGGTTAGGGAGCTTTACGAAATTGCGATACTTTACAATCCGTTTTTGAAGCTTGAAGATATTAATCTAAAGAAGATTAAACAAGAGTATCGTCGGCGTAACCGAGCTACCCATCGTACGAATAGCAGGAGTTTGGCAGCAGCAGGCAATCAAAGTGGGGCTGTTCGTAAGCGAGGAATCAAGTTCTCGGATCTCACTAGTGAAAAGCTTCTTTCTATCACTGAAGATATGAAGAAGAAGATTGTGGGACAGGATGAGGCAATTGAACACATTTCAGATGCTGTTCAGAGAGCCTCCGTGGGTCTCAAGAGAGACAATGAACCTATCGGAGTCCTGCTTTTCACTGGGAAAACTGGCGTCGGCAAGACGGAGACTGCTAAGGTTCTGGCAGATACGTTGGGGGCGCACTTGGTGCGAATCGATTGTCAGGAGTATCAGCAGCCCCACGAGGTAGCCAAACTAACTGGTTCTCCCCCTGGCTATGTTGGATATGATGATGGTGGGCACCTAACTAAGGAAGTGGCCAAGTATCCTTTCTCAGTAGTCCTCTTTGATGAGGTGGAGAAGGGGCACAACAACTTCCATGAGCGGATTCTCCAGATCATTGATGATGGTCTTCTTACCGAGTCTAAGGGTGGTCGTAAGGTTTCGTTTAGCGAGACTTTGATCCTCATGACTTCTAACATTGGTGTAAAAGAAGTAGAGGAGCTTAGTAAAACTCTGGGATTTGGAGACGTAGCGGATAGATCAAGTTCTAAGGATGCCAAAGCCAGGGCAGAAGCTCTCAAGAAGAAGTTCAAGCCTGAATTTCTCAATCGTGTGGATGACGTTGTTCATTTCCGCGATCTGGAGAAGGATGATTTCCTCCACGTACTGAATATTATCCTAGATGAAACGGCTGAACAGATCCATAAGAGTAAGACCATTACGATGAAGGTTAATCCGGGAGCCAAGAATTTCCTCCTGGATAATGGGATTGACAAGAAGTTTGGCGCTAGGCCCCTGCGCAGAGCAGTCAAGAAGCACCTGTCTACTCCGCTGGCTCGAGCTATTCTCAAGAAGGAAATACCAGATAGAGATGCTAAAATTACTGTTAGCTTGAATCCTTCCAAGGATGCGCTGGCCTTCCGAACCAATGGGCTGAAGAAGAGTGCTTAGTTATTTATGTAACACAACTCCTAACTTGGATAAGCTTAAACGTAATTTGACCCGGATACATCCGTATGTGGATCAAACGGTTATCTGCATAGGGCAACGGGATTTGGAAGTAGAAACATATGTGAAGTCTTTTTCTAATACTGATCTTGTGTATTTCCCATGGGCTGATAGTTTTAGAGATGCATACCAAGCATGCTTAGATCATGCCCCTAAAGAAGGATGGCATCTTCGCCTTGATGATGATGAGCTTCCTACCCCAGAGATGTTGAATGAACTACGTATGTTAATGAGCGCTGCGTGGGGAAGGTATGATGTGGTGGCATTTCCTGGTACAAATGTCATAAATAATGAACATCATGACACTGACTATCATCGAGAGCTATTATACAAATGGAATCCTAACTTACATTATGAGGTAAGTCTTCACCAATCGTTGGTGGGGCTTCGAATACCCGCCCGAAGTACAAGGCGTTATCTACATTATAAGAGCCCGTTGGGAGCGTTGCGCTCTGCTTGCAGAGACTTCTTTATTGCTGGAGTTTGGGCAGATCACGAAGAAAGCTTTCTATACTGGCACCAGATAACTAAGCAAGATCCGCGTCGGTACCCAGAACATCCGATGGTTCCAGAGCTAGAAGGAATCCCGTTTCCTCTACAGGATGGGTTTCGTATAGACGCATGGTATGAAATGAAAGACATTCTTAAGCAACATCATCCTGAAGTAGAGTATTATAGAGACTTAGATAAGTTACTTTATAATGGAACTATTTGCCAAGAGTTTCAAGAATGGGCCGAACTTCATAATGAAGAAAACGATAAGCGCCCTCATATTCATGAACTTTATGCATTCCATAAGTATATAACTTTGAGGAGCTGAATTAGTGGGGTATAACCTAAAGCTACTTGGTGAAGAGCAAGTAGATCAGACATTATACTACGAGCATAGTTGTACTCTTGAGCTACGAGAGTGTATTCACGACCATTTTGAAGACATGCGCCCGGTTTATACTAAGGAAGAATTTCTCGCAATGTCTGATCACTGGATAGAGGCTCGTAAGAAGTATGATGAACTAGGACAGCCTGATCCCGAGGAACAAGGTTTTACTCTTCATACCTTCCGACTTCCAGGACAGAGGCTCCACCATGAACGAGCAGCGTTAGAATTTACTCGCGGTGGCGCTGATAAAGATGGGGGAGGAGATACTTTTCACTTTCACTATCGACATGTACGAACACACCTTTCGAAGAGAGATTTCAATATCCTTTGTGATCTGTGGAAGCAGTCTGATAAAGCATATGCTCAGGATTTTGCAGAAACTATTGATCTCAATTCTGATCGTGTAAAAATTGGGCAGGTGGCAATTGATCAATATATTCCTTGGTTGCAAGAATATATTGAACATCAAGAAATAACTCGTGCTAATCCAGATGATTTTTGGGACATGTATTTAGAGTCCAAAAAGTTAATCCGACCAGAGGAAGAACAACGCCCTGATGGGGGATGGCTCTTGGATGAAAACAGTAACGAGGTTCGTAATCGGACTCTTCCAGAAGACTTTAACAAACGATACC